TATTAGATATACTTTTACTTAGAGCTTCGCCTATTGCGTCCATATTAATCAATATTGATATTATGTAATAGTAATAATCAATTTTATCAGACTATCTAAAGATTTATTCTAATAAAATAATAAGGATACCAAATGACTAAACTAATCTACTTTATTCGGCACGCAGAAGCAGAGCATAATGTCGCGTATAATCTATATGGTGAATCCGCATATGAATCCCCTCAATTTAGGGACGCAGATATAACATTGAATGGTATTTCTCAAGCAAAAACTGCCGCAATTGGTCTCGATTTTATCCCATTTGAAGTAGTTTTTACATCTCCACTGGTAAGAACACTACATACATCGTCTATTCTATTTAAACAACATTGTATTCCTATTATCGCTCGTGAGGATATTAGAGAGCGTTATGATAGACATCCTGTCAATAATAGACAAGATATCACCCAACTAAAAGAGTTGTATCCATTTGATTTTTCAGAAATTATTAGTGATACAGATATGTTATATAATACACCAGATGACGTACAGATAAGAGCAAAAGCGTTTATTAAATATGTTCTAGCCAGATCTGAAAAGTATATTGCGATTGTTAGTCATGAAACATTTTTAAGAGAAGTCCTAGCGCAGTTTAGAATACCAGACTATAATTTGAAGAATTGTGAATATAAATGTGTTGAGGTTTATTAATAGGCGCCATATTGTAAGCGCCATATTGTAAGCGCCATATTAACGCCAAGACTTTAGTAAATGACGTGCCAAAACAAAGAGCACACCCCCCCAAAGTGTATCCGCAATGGCAAATTTCCAGTCATATTGTTGAAACACAGCGTGATTAGTAAAGTCATAGACGCCATAAATAGAAACACCGTATAGAAATGCTTCATTAGCGGATTTTGTTTGAAGTAACATATAAGCTAGAAATAAATATACTATAATGGCGCTAACAAACCGCAATTGAATCGGCTGACCCTGAATGAGTTCTATCATTTTACGACCATAAATACCGCCTGTTGCAAGCCAGAAAATATCAACTAAAAAGAGTACACCAGCTGTTTTAATAAGCGAGTACAATTGATTCATTTATTAATGCATAGATAATTAATAATTATATAGATAGATGACACCTTTTGAACAAATTATGAATATAATTTGTTCAAGGATAAAATCATATCTAAATATAAATAAAGTCGCGCCAGATAAATATGGAGAAGCTTTAGATGAATATATAAAAAAGCATCCAGAAATTTGCGATCTAACAAAATGTAGTACACCTAGGGTATTGGATATACGGGTATTTCCAACGGTATAAAGAATTTCAAATTGTTAATTAATAACTAATTATAATGGATACATCAACAATTCAGATAGACGGATTTAGTACAAATCTACATGGATGTCGAATATTATGTCAGGGTCCGTTTACAAATGGAAAGTATGCCCCGATAATGGAATCTATTCAAAAAATGAGGGAGCCTTTTAAAAAGAAAATACTTTTAACACGTACCGCCTTTTCACTTTGTCAGATTGCCCCTCTCCAATATGACGCGACATTTCAAGTAAAAGATACAGCAGATTGGACACTTATTCTTACTTATATTACGTACGCGCCAAAACCATTATTAGTAATGGCGGAGGACGTACCCATTCCTGATGGTTTATGGCCAAAGCTGAATAAATCTACAACGTTTGTAAATATATCATCGTCACATGTATTAAATGTCCGCCCATATGACGCCATTTTTTTCGCATCAATTGAAGAACTAACAATTTCCTACGCAGAATATGTTTTCAAAGTACTTCAAAGTGTATATAAAGCTAGTTATACACAGAAGGAGCATAAGGAAGTATTACATGAGTTGCGTGTAGCGGGGGCAGGTATATGTTGGTCGCGACATGAGGAGTCAGGAGCAGGCGGAAGTATATATTGGTATGATCCTGTAAGTAATCAAGGCGATAGTTTATCAAATAAACAAATGTCAGAATTATTTATATGGTTATCTAGTCAGTTTAATAGAGATTAACGTGTTACCGTAGATATTTATTTAGTGCCAGCCGCCTGGCCAGATCCAGTAAATTTATCCATGGCAGGCATTCCGCCTGCGGCACTGCCGACAAGTTTGCTGAGCATAGCCATAGGATCGCTGCCGCTGGCATCACCACCGCCACGCTTGCGTGTACCACGCTTCTTGCGTCCATCAACCATTGACTTACGCATGGCCTTGAACGTTCCCTTCTTGGGCTTGTAGCCGAGGGCAAAAAGGCGCTTAACTGCTTTAAGTCCAAGAGCGTGCTTTTTACGAGAGACGATTCGACCCTTGTGTTTCATCAAATCTTTTTTCTTTAAGCCACTTGGTGAATGTGAGGCAGTCCCATGCCAGATTTCGGCATAACTGCCTACAGTTTTAATCTTATGAGTCATTTCTATAATTATTACAAAGATAAAAATATAGTCGAAAGTCTGAATAGTTTAAATTTGAAAGATTAAAATATTATAATCCGTATATATTTAAAATGACAACGCGGGCTGTCTATAATTTTGAAGCCTTAACTTATGCAATTAATCGTGATAATGCTATATTATTACATAATTATAATAAAATAACAAAACGTACTACTATTTATTTCAGATGTCACTGCGGAGAAGAATCAGAAAAAAATTGTTTACAATTAATTAATAATACAGGAGCATTTTGTAAAAAATGTACTAAACAACGGCAAATTATAAAGCTACATAATACTGTTAATGCTATATGTAATATAGATTCATTGAATAATAAAATACAAAGTGATAAAGCTATATTATTAGATAAGTATGATATAATAACACAACATCATAAAATCAGATTTATATGTCATTGTGGAGAAGAATCAATTAAAAATTGTCTTCAATTAATTAAAATAAGTGGTGCGTTTTGTAAAAAATGTACAAGAATAACATGGAATGCCAATACAAAGAAAAGCAATATAGAGAAATATGGTGTAGAATTTGCTTCACAGTCAACTGAATTTAGAGAAAATGTTAAAAAAACAGTTATTGAAAAATATGGAGTTGAACATATTTCACAGTATGAACAATTTAAAGAAAAGAGTAAACAAACTTGTTTAAAAAAATATGGTGTTAAATATCCTCCACAAGCATTCGAAATTAAAGAAAAAACAAAGAATACTTGTTTAACAAGATATGGTGTTGAAAATCCAATGTTAATTGATATATTTAAAGAAAAATTAAAACAAACAAATTTAAATAGATATGGTGTTGAACATTCATTACAGTTTGAAGAATTTAAAGAAAAATCAAAAAATACAATACTCAAAAGGTTTGGAACAGAATATGCGTCACAATCAGATAAAGTTAAAGAAAAAGTAAAACAAACATTTATTAAACACTATGGCGTCGATAACCCAAATAAAGTACCTGAAATTAGAGAAAAAATTAAACAAACAAATCTTAAAAGATATGGTGTAGAGTATCCATCCCAGTTAAAGGAAATTATGGAAAAAACTCAAAAAAATGCCAAAAAATATAAAGAGTATACAATGCCATCTGGTATAATTAGAAAAGTTCAAGGATATGAATCATTCGCATTAGATGAACTTATTAAAACATACTCAGAAGATGATATTAAAACAGATAGGAAAGATATTCCACGAATTACATATATAATAAATGATAAAAATAAATACTACTTTCCAGATATTTACATAAAATCTGAAAACAAGATTATTGAAGTAAAATCTACTTGGACATATAGTTGTAAAGAAGACAATATTCAAGAGAAATCAAATGCTACAAAATCGGCAGGGTATAATTACGAAATATGGATATATGATAAGAAAGGTAATAAAACTATATTAGACCGATGAACATTTAAAACCGGCACTTAGCGGGGCAAAGCCCCGCTATTTGTCGGGCTATAATGTTAATCGACCGCCGGCAAACGAACATTTTAAAATGAATGCGAAGCGCGTTGGTCTAAAATAATTATGAATACCGTATACAGATACATCTACAAAATATTCTTTAATCTATACCCAGCCAGCGCTAATCGCATTTCCACTACAGGCAGATTCTGGTTATAATACTCGTCGCCAAGCACTGTTTGATCTGTATAAGCATTTGAACACGCCAATTTTACACTTTCCGTAGCCCAATCATCATAATTTGTATTATTATCATCTATTTTAATATTATCTATCAAATATTTCGTATAATCCAATATATTATTATTAAAATCCAGTAATCTATGTGCAATAATGCCAGTATCCCACACATAATGTAAATTATGAGAATGTTTGTACCATTTCACTTGAATGGTATTACCGCCTCTATCAGATGTAAATCCTACATGTAATGGCTGATGTACATCACCAACAAAATGAATGGTAAATTTCACCCCTTCAGCCGCATCCAACTGTTGCGTATAATTTCTTATCGCACCAGTTACGCATTGTTCCTCAACACAATCCCTATCACGCGAATAAGTACATAAATTGTCAGGTGTATCTACATAATGTAGTATACCGCTCCATTTATATTCGTCGTATTCTTTAACTTCATCCGCCCAATTACTAACATTAGCAAGCGACGTACCCAGAAGCGATGTATATTTATTTATGGTATTTACATCACCTGTAAGCTGTGCGTATGTAGCTATAATTTCATGTCCAGAAGGTCCCCATGATATTACGGAGCTAACGCATAATAATAGTATAGATATACATCTAAATATCATTTAATATATACATAGATAATAATTTCAATTAGGGATGCCAAATAAGACGCGAAATACTACAGAGGATTAAGCGCCAAAAAAATGACAGAAGTTATAAGAAATGAAAAAGACTTTGAAGAAAAATAAGATATGGCCTCTAAAATACTACAGAGGATTAACTCGAAAACAGGCTTTGGAGCGTAAAGCTGAAATCAAGAAGTTTAGTAAATTACATTGGCGTAATCCAAAAGCATATGTTGGATTTAAAACTGATAAATATCGCAAAACAACACGTAAATCATCATATACGGCTCAATGGGACAAATTATTTCCTGATGCGAAAAGTATTAAGGAGCGTAGTAAAGTGACGGGTGTACCTGAGAAGTACCTAGATACTATTTTTAGAAGGGCAAAAGCTGCATGGCGCACGGGACATAGGGTTTCGCAAACCCCAGAATCATGGTCCTACCCCAGAATCAGTTCTTACTTGTTATGTGGGAAGGCCCATTATACTGCTAACTCTGACCAAGTAAGATTAGCAAAAAAAGAATCAGCCTCGGCTAGAAAATGGTTTAAGCGTTGTAAAACTAGTAAATTAACTAAAATTTGAAAATAAATCTAAAAGATATATGTTCGAAATATTATTAGTCCCAAAATAAAAATTGAAATATAAAACCCCCTAATTTCAAGACGCATCACCATGGATATTGATAATGAAATTGAAGATATGGATGAAGAAACGACCCAGCAGGCCACACAAGATGATGAATGGAAGCTCCAGCACCTTGACCAATATGAAAACGAAGAGCAGTTAAATCTAATAATGCGTGAAATCAATCATATTATGGGGCATGGTATTAAACCATCGGACGAATGGTATAATGAAAGATTTCAGCATATTTATCAATACTCACATATAAACTGGGAAGATTTATCAAAACGATTTACTACCAAGGACGAATATATTTATGGAACTGCAGCAGATATTCAACAACTTGTGAGTGAACTAATTGAGGAGCGTAGTACAAAACGCGCATTTAATATTGCTACATATTACAGAGCTATTCTTCATATTAAAGACCTATGGAGGTATTACAAAGATACATATATGGGCGATGAATCTGATACAAATGTAGTGGACTTAATTGAGGGATTGAAGTTCTTATAATTCGTACAAGTAATATTACAAAAAATCCTATTTTTGTAATATAATACATTATAAATAAGAACCTAAACCGTAACCGCGTCTATAATACAGGACAGGACAAAAAATTGAAATCAGTTTGACCTTAAATAGATTTACTGAATTCATTTGAATAACCTAAGCTAATGACCTACAAATATATCAAAAATGATGATAATCATTTTGTGTGTCCTACATGTACTGTAGTAAAGAAAAATCAGAATACTATGTTTTACCATATGAAAAAGCATGAAGAACAACTAACGCATACATGTAAAGCCTGTAAAAAGGGATTTCTTCAAAAGCAGACGCTTGATTTACATATTCGGTCTAAACATCCTGAACTCCTAAAGGATAATGGCGCCAACGAAAAGAAGTTCAAGTGTCCTTTTGATAATTGTAAATTCTCGGCGCTTACAAAAGGTAATTGTGTAATTCATTGTCTAAGAGTACATTTTCAAGATGAAATTAGTGATATGTTAGTAAAGGACAATGAAACAAAGACAATTAGTTGTAATAATTGTGATAAGGAATTTACTAATTCATGTGCGTTTTATTATCACTGTAAAGGGTGTATTACATTTGATAAGACGGATGAGAAGTATAAGACGTTTGAAGAGTTGACGGCATAGGATGCTCGAATAGTTAGTATATATTTTTTATTAAATTTATTTAATAAAAAAATTGAAACCCATATACTCCTATTTTATTACTGTTAAAATGAATACATCTGACGCAGCAACAAAAATTCAAAGATGGTATAAGCGACTTCCAGGATGTCGTCACTGCGGTTGTAAGCTCTTGCAATGGAATTATGTGTGTGATGAATGCTATCATGACAAACATAGACCTGGGCTATTCCAGTCGTGGTGATAGGCATATAGAAAATTTGAATATTATTTTTATACTTTTACTAAAAGCTAAAAAATGGCATCCTTTTATGATTCCCATGCAACCGAATTCTCCAAAAGTCGTTTTCGTATCTGGCCATGTGTTAAAAATTTCCTTGATGTACTTCCTCCAAATTCCAGAGTCCTTGACATAGGCTGTGGCAATGGTAAAAATATGACATATCGCACCGATATTCAAATGTATGGTATTGAAAAATCACAAACACTATGTGATATTTGTACTTTGCGTAACTTAAATGTTGTACAAGGTGATGCATTAAATCTCCCATTTGAAGATAATAGTTTTGACGCAATTATAATGATCGCCGTCATTCATCATATTCATCCTGAACAACACACACAAGTATTACAAGAAATTAAACGTGTTCTTAGACCAAGTGGTAAATGCCTTATTACAAATTGGTCTGTTGAGCAACCTGAAGACGCAAGACGGCAATTTCAGGTAGGTTTAAATTGGGTTATTTGGAAGGGAAAAGAAGGTACACCGCTACCCTACTGGATAATGGATAAGGCGCTAGCACATGAATTTGTTAATTATATGCCAGCAGGCCTACAATTAACAGATTTAGAATGGGAAGCAGGAAATTGGTACATATTTATAAGAAGTTCTTTATAGTATATCATGTCGTCGGTTCAGGATGCGCCTCCAATTGTTTAACTAAAGAGAACAAGTGATATCCACCAGCGCCAAACCCTGTCATTAGCATTAATTCATAGGCAAAGCGTGGAGTCTCTTTTTTATGATATCCAATATATATTAAGAGGGGTGCGATTATTAAAACATGTAATGCGTTTATCCAACTGTTACCAGAACGGGCTGTAAGCCGTATAGTAAGTTTAAATCCATGATATAGAAAAATAACTAGGCCAATTACGAGTAAAGCCATGTATAGCCACTGAGGAGTTTCGGCCCTCATAAATCCAACATATAGAAAAAGTGGGACAACAAATACTAAATGAATAACTGCTAACCAAAAATGATTATCAAACTCCATTTCTAAATAAGAACTTTTTTATAAAAAATGTCGGGTAAACTATCAGTACCCCATCCAATTATAAATCCCACAAATGGTAAAGTAAAAGCCGCATAATAAAATAATTTGAGTTGCTTAGGAGGTAAAAAATAGTCAGCTATATATGATAAAATAAACCAAAACACCGCCAGATATATAATATATATAATAGTAAGTTGCTGCCACTTTTCTTCTATAACGCCTGTAATTTTATTATATTCCATATGACTATGTACTAATTATAGGATATAATATATATATAATCTAGCGAATGGCCTCCTTAGCCGATGTATCCGATACTTTGAGAGCTATTGAAAATATTATAGATGTAATACGATGTCCAACATGTTTTATTTATTTTAATAAAAGATGGTGTAAAAATAAAGATACATCCTGTTTTTTTTGTAAGAATTTTGTGCCAAATAGTGATACATATAGTTCTATTGTTAAGGAAATTGATTGGTATTTTATAAATTCGGATGAATATGATCATAAGTTATTTTGCTATGAGTTTAAATACAATCTTAATAAATGGATAGATGAATTTTCAGAATCATATAGTCTTTTAAACTCGGTAAGATCATTAAGTTCTTGGTTGTATCTCTAAGTATTATACACGTCTAGAACGCGGGCAGACGGGTCAATATATTCGGTAATTTCTTTACCATCTGCTGACCATTTTGGTTGCCAGTATCCAGGAATTATATTTTGTCTTTCTTCACCAAAAATGCTACAGAAAATCTTCCTGTAATAATACGCCTCTTTAGTCGTTGGTGTACAATACGGGTATTTTGTTGCAGCATCAGCCATTTCTAAATCCGTTACTTTGCTAGAAACCCAGTCCTGAATGATTTGAAACCATGACTTTTCGCCAGCGGATACGCCATCAGAAAATGCCTCCTTCTTACGCCAAAGTACTTCATTAGGAAGCATTCCATTACCCTGAAATGCCTCGCGTAGCCACCATTTTTCCATATTTTTATATGTTGGCATACGTTTTTCAGGAGGAATTTTCCAATAAGCTTCAATAAATTCAGGATCCAATAAGGGTACACGTCCCTCTAATCCCCAGCGACTAATACATCTATCCGCCCGTTTTACATCATAATAATGAATATTTTTAACATATTTATAGGCACATTTATTAAGTTCCTCTCCATTGGGCGCATACCAGTTAAAAAGGTAGGAAGAGCATACTTCATCGGGTCCTTCACCGACCATAACAACTTTACAATCTGTTTTTGTACCAATCCATTTACTAACAATATATTGTCCTACTGACGCGCGTACAGAAGTAGTATCCCATGATTCAATCGTTCGAATAACATCAGGAATTGCGTCAATACCTTCCTGCGGCGTGAAGAATACTTCGGTATGTGTTGAACCTATGTGCTCTGCTACACGCCTAGCAAACTTCATATCAGTACCCTCGCCTGTTGTAAATGAAGGCGAACCATCCACACTATATGTTCCGCTTCCAATGCCGCAGCAAAAGGTGCGAATAGGTTTTCCAAGGATTTTGGCCGATACTGCCGCAACAAGAGACGAATCAACACCACCAGAAAGTAGGAATGCGAATGGTTTATCAGCATTAAGTCGACGACGAACCGAGTTTAGAACGGATGACTGAATCTTATTGAGACGTATATGCTGGGGCATAAGATCATTCTTATGATCAATGTAAATATCATAAATAGAGCTAAATTGATATTTGTTACGTTTAATATTAGATAGTTCATCGATATTATAGGTAAAGACATGTCCAGGAGGAAACTCAGTAATTTTAGTTTGCTGACTTAGACATCCCTTAATCTCAGAGGAAAATAGCAGTGTATCAATGGTATCTGGCGAATAATATAGAGGACGAATACCAATTTCATCACGTGCGACAATAACTTTCCTCAAGTTCTTCAAATGGTCAAACTCAAAGAGGATGAATGCGAATTCACCTTTTATGTCCTCCTTGACAAATCTGTCAAAATCTGCATCCGTATTATGCTTTGACATTGTTAAATAAGCCTGAGGAATTACATAACAATCACCATTAGAAGTGGATAGATTATATGTAGTAGCAATCTCTTTATAATTATAGATTTCTCCATTACAAATAAAAATAACGGT